AAGCAACAGAAGCACCCCCAACAAGACCCCGAACCCTGTCAGCCGCGCCTAAAGATGTCACAGCAAATGCCGCGCTACCGTCAGAATTAGTAAAGTCTAACTGGTCTAGCTGTTCTAGGGTTAAGCCGTAAACATCTAACTGCTCCAGCGTCCCCCAGCTATCTAGTTGCTCAAGTGTGGCCATATCGGCTCACCTACGCCGCAGTGATGTCTAAATCACCTGTTGGTATCTTTAGAATATCACCAGAGGCGATTGTCTTGGCAGTGGTGAACGCGCCGTGGATCAGCAGATTGCCGGATGATGCCGCGTCAAAGATGCCGAAGTGGCTGATACTGCCCCAAGAGCCAGTAGCCGCCGCGAACTCAATCGCCGCATCGTTAGATGACGTGCCGCCAGACGCCGCACCAAACGATGCAACCACTCTGGCGTAGTTGTTGCCAGTCAGTTCCGTGCCTGAATTGTCATCCGCAAATGATCCGGTTGACAGGCCGACATAGACATTTGTTGGCATTGTGTACGAACCAACCGACAGGATGTGGTCTAATATTTCGTTTTCAAGGTAATCAGATAGTGCCGACATTTAACTCTCCGCAGAATTGTTTTGGCGTTGATATATGGATTTGATTTGCAGTGAGCCTGTTCCATAGTTTGCTCTTTGCTCATCTACTTTTATTTCTTCTATGGCCAGACTAAATCGTTGCATGTACTGCGCCGCCCTAGTCTCATCTAGCAAAAAGGCGTAGGCCTCGGCAAGCGCCCCATAAAGGTAAGCGTCAGGGTGGCGGGACAGCACAACATTGGTCAGGTTGCTGTCAGAAAGAGAAGACAGGCTACCAATATACACAATCTCGGCAGTGTACCCAGCATCCGGAATTGGCCGCAATTTCATCTCGCCGCCAACAATACTGAAACCAAGGGGTTTGCCAGAGCCATTTGATGAATAAGTTGAGTCAAGTGAACTTGGACTAAAGTAACTAAGCACAGTCTTTGGATCAGTCCCTAGTGACACCTCTCGCACCTCACGCAAGTCAGTCGGTAGCGCAATATATTCATCGCCGGATGTCAGGGTCGCAGTGGCTCGCTTTTCCTGATCTCGCGTCTCAAGTTCACGCGACATGCGCGACTCTGCAAGTTGGATAAAGTTTGGTATCTGCGAGGTAAGGTCATCACGCGCAAGGAAGTTTGCGACAGCCGTCTTTAACTCGGTGTAGGTGCTGATGCTCATAGTGTTCCGCCGCCTGTCCTAAAATCACGGTTCTGGTGATCGTTTAACCAAGCCTTCCACGCCTTCGGGTTTTCGCGTGGACTGCCAAGTGTCTCCAGAAGATGATTATAAACTACGTTTGGTATTTCCGCCACATGATGCATGTGCTTCTGTGTGCCGTGGAAATTTGAATTGCTCCAGTCGTTACTCATCTGCTTGTTTATCTTGAGCAGGTTGTCAAAGTTCTGGATTGTCTCAACGATTGCGGTGTCGCTGTGGTCTTGGTGCATCTTCATCACCGTGCCTGTCGCCGCATCGCTTTTAATAATTCTCTGCATTTAACATCCCTTACAAAAGTAATGGGGGCGACTTGTGCCGCCCCCTCTTATGCTTATGATCCTGACAGATCGAAGATGCCAGCGTGTGCCTTTGGCGCAAGTGGCTTCAATGCCCACTCACAGATGATCTGTGAACGGTCTGCGTCACCGTTCTTTGCCAACTCTATTTCGGCAAAGTTACGGCCATTCAGTGTGCAAAGTTCAATGAATGAAGGGTCGATCAGGAACATCTTGTCGTTTGACATGAAGCGTGATGGTGTTGCCTCAACTGTACCAAAGTCAGTAAGGAATACTGATGTTGACCCAACGTAGGCGACTTCCTTCGCGGCAGTCATGTTTACGTCATTGCTGACAAGGTTGCCAGATGCTGACAGGTCAGAGAAGTTCGCACGGTTAGTGGCCGAGCAAAGCATCATTGATGGGTTTCCGCCATCTGTCCAAGCGTCCTGCATACCGTCTTCGATGAGTGCAAGAGTCAACGCACGATCATCGCCGTCAGTCACAGTGTCTGTGCCTGTACCTGCTGAGAATGCGCCAGCGCCAGCACCAACTGAACCGTTTGTCATCCAAGTCATCAGAGACGCAGATTTGCGTGGGTCTGAGCCAGAACGTGCAACATTTGTGTCGGTGATTGACTTCTCGATGTCTCTACGAAGCTCGATCGCTTTTAGCACTTTTTGATAATTGTGTTCACGTTGGCGGCCTGCTGTGTCCACTGCATCAAGTGTGCCAGATGTAGCAAAACTTTTCACAGACACCTGATGATAATTACCAAGACGGACTGTCGGAACGGCCGCCGCTGTACTGGCGTCAGCACCTTCGTTGACGTAATTGGTAGCAGATGCGCTAGCCAAATCCTGTGTCTGCCACTCAGTGAAAACAGCAGATGAAGTGCTTTTCTTCATGTTGCTGAATGCTGGTGTCTCAGAGGGGTCGATCCGATAAATAATATCGGCAAGTTCTTCTTTTTGGCCGATAGCGGCGCTAGTAGCGAAAGTAGTCATTTTGTGTTCTCCTTGGGCTAACTGCCCATCAAGTAGTTGACTGCGGCGTCAACACTGCCCTCTTTACTGAGGCGATCCAGTGCCTTCTTCCGCGAACGGTTTTGCACATCACTCTTGGTGCGAGGTTGCCCAGCCCTTGCCATCTTCGGTGCTTTCTGTGTGCGTTTCTTGGCGGCGGGTTTCTTACCTTGAAGATTATCCCACTTCCACGCCTTATAAAGAAGTTCAATCGCCCTTGCGTCTGACGCATTTGCGATTTCTTCCTCAGAAAACCCGATCCGCCTCTGAGCGTACTTGATGACTTCCTGACGCTCGCTATCGCGGACATCTTCATCTTTCCAGTCAGGTATGCGGTTCAGCATGTCTTCACGTTGCGTAACCAAGTGCTTTTTCATCTGCTCTTGCTGTTCAAGTGCTTGCTCTTGGGCTATGCGGTTTTGCTCTGCTTGCAACTGCTGGGAATACTCTTTTTGCTGATCCCACTCAGTCTTATACAGAAACAAGTCACGTTCCGACATTGTTTCAGCTAATGCTCTCCAGTCAGGCTCTTGCTGAGTTGTCTGCTGGATTTGACCTTGCAACACATCGAGATGTTGCTTGTAAGCGTCTCGTAACTGCTTAGTCTCGGCGGCCTCTGCTTCAAAGGCTTTGCGTTGTTCTGCCAGTTCCATAGAACGCTTTGTAAATGCCTGTTGGCGCGAATACCCATTACGCAATTCATCCAAGGTTACCTCATGTTCCACGCCGTCAACTTTGACGGTGTAGGACTCAGGTTCTTCAATGTATTCGTCTTGATCTTCGTCCTCGTAGGCATCTTCGCCGTCATCAATATCATCGTCCTGATCGTCATCTTCGGTGGCATCGTATTCTGCCGTGTCCTCTGATGTGTCAGCCGCCTCTATCTCAGGCTGTTGAGGTTCGGCATCCTGTGCCTCTACCTCTGACCGTTCTTCTACTACATTGTCCTCTGATGGGGTGTTTAGAAGATTCAGTGCATCGTTAAAAGAAATTGCTCCGTTTCCATTTGGATTGTCGGACATATATTTCACCTTTTCCTTGTGTTAAAATTGTTTTGCGCCTTGACTTGTTCAAGTTGCGCGTTTGCCATCTTACCATCCTCAATTACAGTATTAAAGTACCCCTTTAACGCCTCAAGATTCTTTAATAATTGATATAGGCGTTCTCGGCTGTCGTTGTCTGTAACCTCGCTGTTTCGCCAAGCGTCTATGAATTGCGCCTCTAGGTAATCAAACCCCTCCTGTAACAATTCGTTCCTTAACAACGCCTCGGCCTTCGCGGCTCTGGTTATAGCTTCCCTTGCTTTTCCCTCGTTCATGATATCTCTGTCATTCCTATTGTTGATGGTCGTGTTCTGAATATGTCAGGTCGCGTTGCCCCTGCAAGGCGGTACATTTTATTACGGGCATCAAATAATAAACCGTCACCGAATACTGAGCCAGAGAAGTCAGGCGCGACATCCAATAATCCCATTCGGGCATACGCGGCGGTGGCGTCATCCGTGTCATCTCGCTGATCTTCACCCATACCAGTGTCAACGCGGCAAGCATTCAAGTCCCTGTCAAATTTATATCCGGTCGGGCATCTTTCTTCGCCTGTCTCGGAATCCGTTAATGAGCCGACAACCTCTGGGCGGTCATCGCGGTATCTGGTTGCGGAGTCGTCATAAGGTCGAACAAGGTCTGCATATGCGCCTGTGTAATCTGGGTCTTGCCTACCGGAGTACACAGTGCCGCCGAATGGCGTTTCTGTAAATGACCCAATTACTCTGGGGTTGCCAAACGCGTCCACACCGCTTGTCACAGGCTGTCCGATACCTGACTGCAACTGCGTGTAGGCATTGCCTGTCAGACTGCCTAGCAAGCCACTGTAAGGCTTGCCAGCGTCAAGGTACGTCATAACGCTTGGTGCGCGGTAACCATACCGAGCCGCTAAGTCTATAGGCGATGGGCTGTATCCACCCAAATTGGTGAAACCCATAGAAGCCCTGCCAACAATCTGATCCCTAGCCTGTTGCTCTCGGCGTTGCTTTTCTGCGATTGCCGCTTGCGTGTTTGCTAAGACCTGCGCGGCCACATCGTCCTGACGTTGCTGTTCCGCAAACTGTGCGGCGGCTTGTCTGGCCGCACTGGCGGCAATCTCGTTTTCTAACTGCTGGGCAACAGCCGATGTCGGAGTGTATGCACCGAAACGCGCATCCTCTCCACCGCCACCACCGCCATAGACCTCATAACTCTGGCCAAGCTGTTGACCAGTTCCTCCGGAATGTGAAGATTCAAAAGTCAGCGCCATACCTAAACCCTCGGCAAGTTAGTTGAAATTTCGGCATCGGTCACTGCCTTTGCCACTCTCAGTTCAGCTTCGGCTTGGAGTTCCTGCTGGCGCAGTTCCATCTCCATAGCCATCTTCTCACGCTCTAGCTGTATCTCCAACTGCATACGCTCGCGCTTGAGTGCCATATCCTGTTGCATCTCGATCATCTTCGGATCAGGTTGTGGCTGTTCAGGCTGGGCTTGCATAGCGGCCATCTGTTGCTGGATCATCTGCGGCGAGTTGAAGAATTGATCGGCATCCTTGAATCCGCCAATCTCGGCAATAGACCGCAGTGTATTAACGTACTGAGGCATCGACACGATTGGGTTGCTCGCACCCAACTGCATCATGATCTGCTCCTGCTTCGCCGCAATCTGCGTCAGGAATGCAATCTTTGTCTCATCGTCAGACGTGCCGAGGCCAACCTGCACAACGCAGTCAAACTCGGACTCCCACTCAGCAGGGTTAATCGGCACAAACTTGTTACGCAAGCGCACGATGCGATCCTTGTTATCGTACTTGGTGACCAAGTGCAGGATGCCCTTGAACAACTGCTTGACGCCTGTCTCGGCAAATGTACGCGCAATGCTCTCCAGCTTGATCTGTGCGCCACGGACTGTGGCCGAGACTGCTGACGCGGTGCTTGACTGCAATGCGTCTGCGTCAAGCCCCTGAGACGCGGCACTCATTCCTGTGCGCTGTTGCTTGACAGTGTCAACGTAATCCATCAGAGGCCGGATTTCCCCGCCAACTGGTGAGCCTGTGATCTGCTGTAACATTCCAGCCTGTCTGACGCGGATGACGCCGCCAGCAGTGCCGTCCAGCAAATCATCGAGATTAACCTGACCCTCAACAGCCGCCATACGCGGCAGGGTGGATGAATAAACGCTGTCTAGGTACTGGCGCATAAGGGTCGTCTTGATGACCTGCAAGTCCTCGGTCATGTCATAGATGGAGCGACCAATCAGGCGGTGCGGCATCATGATAGGCGTGACAGCCGCGAATGGGATGTGGTCAAACGGCTCATTGTGCAGGATGTGCTGGCCTTCCGAGCCAATCGCGCAGATGCGTCTACGCTCGGCAATGCCGTCACCGTCATAATCGATGTTGGTGATGCACTCGTAATAGACAACCTCGCGCAGTGCCGGATCGGCGGCCTCTGTGCCTGTTGACGCCTCTAGGTCTTGGAAACGCTGGGTTCGCTCGCTGTCAATGTCCAACTCGCCAACACCCGCGTGTGCCTCTACTTCCTCGCGGTCATAGCCCATAGCGACAAGGTCACTGACGGTCATAGTCGTGCGGTGCGCCATAAAGTGCGCCTCATCCAGTGAGACTGCACGGCGTGATACCAGAAATTCTTCCGGCGGTATGTTTATAACCTTAATCTTGCCGGACTTGCGTGTGACGCGGACTGACAGATCATAGGTTGACGACACCGGAAATAACTCGCCTGTCATCTCATCTGCATATGTCTCGGTGATGGTTTCTTCCTGCGACACAATCTCAACGTCAGGGTCATCCATCAGCATCGCCAGTTCTTCTTCTGACAGGCCGTTATATTCTTCTTCGGTTACGTCCTCGGATTCATCCCAGTAAAACTTGACAACGCCAAGGCGGAATAGCAACGCATCCTTGAAGAATGTGTGCAGTAGCTTGTAACCATCATTGTCATTGTTGATGACGTGGTTGACGTAATCTGACGCCTGTTCAGCCTTCTCCACATCCTCGGCAGTGCGCGGCTTGAACCGGACATACTCATCGTTGGACGTGAATACCCGCATGATATTGGGTAGCATCGACTCAATGGTGTCGGCAACCTCAGTGGCCACAACGGATGACTTGCCGTCAACCTCGTTGCCCAATGGCTCGCCAAGATAGAAGTCCATAGCGCGTAGACGCTGTTCGGTGTACTCGCTGTCGAAATGATTAAGGGCATCGTTTATCTCATTCGATACGATGCTACTTAACTGATATTCATCCATCTTGTCGGCCATAGAATGCCCCTATTAGTTTCCGGCGTACTTGCCCAAGGTTGTGTTGTGACCCACTCTAGGCTTGCGCTTTGGCTTGGCCATTGGCGCGGGACGCATGATGTCGGCTGAACCCATAGCCTCATTCATAGTACCCATAGATGGCTTTGACTTTGGTAGGGGCATACCCTTTTTCTTTCCATAGTTCATTTTTTTACAGCTTTCTTTAGTTTGGATGTCATCTTCGGCTTAGTCGGCGTGCCTGTCATGCGGTCACCCTGAGACGTATTGACGTGCTGGGGCTTCGGCTTGACATCTAGGCTTGGATTGGCTGGTGGCGTAACCTTACCCTGCAAGCAACGCTCCATATTTGAGCAACGGACAGGGTGAGCGCAGTGTTCACATAAATTCATTTTTTCTTTGCCTTCTTCTTTGCTGTTTTTGCGGCCTTCTTAAATGCTGATGC